CTTGCACAAACAATACAACTACTGGTTTACTGGCAAAAATACTGCGGTGATTGATTACAAAGAAACTATGAACAATCTCTACAATCTTACTATTAGTGGAGATCAGACCAAAGGCAATCTTGCGTTTCAGCAACGCAAGGCTTTTACCAGCAGCATGAGAGATCAACCTTTTTACAATTTTCAAACAGCCAGTGCAGAAAACAGTGCTGGTGACAATGGCAAACAAAACGAACCACAGGCCAATTTGGCCGAGAGTTTGTATGACCCAGTGGGCTTGGCTAACTGCAACGTTAAAATTGTAGGCGATCCTGCCTGGATACAACAAGGTAGTTTTGCTGGCGGCGTTAGCGCAAAAGAATTTGACTTCAATGCATTCTTACCTGACGGCACTATAAATTTTGATGCTAGAGAGGTCATGTTTGAGATAGCGTGGCAACGGCCACAAGACTATGATATTAATACTGGGCTTGCTGATCCTTATGCTGGATCTAGTAAACGACAACCAGTGCAAAGCCGAGTGTACACTGCCATGCAGTGTACTAGTGAGTTCAGTAAAGGTAGTTTTTATCAAAATCTTCAAGGCAAGTTGTATTTCTTTATGAAACCCAATGCTTCCAACAAAGCGGCCACAGCACCACCACCTGCAACTCAAGCTGATGTGAGAAGAATAGACAATGCAACAACATCAGACAACCCTAGTGCTGCCAATGCTTCAGCAGCCGCAGCTGGAGCCAGTGGACGACCCACAACACTGGCTGTGCCAGCGTTAAGTGCTGGTCCTGGCAGTGGCACACCAAATGTGATAAATTCAGCACCGCCGGGACCAAAAGACACAGTGGTTCCTGCGCCACCACCACAGCCACCAACTAGCAATGGTATTATTGCAGGTATTAAAACTTTCTTCTCTCCACCTAAACTTTCAGAAAATGCAGCGTCAGATATAAGAGCAATAGATAATGCAATTATAGCCGGCGACGATAGGGCGGCATTTGGAAGATTTAGACCACCCGGGCAAGGATGGCGAGGCAATCCACAAGTGATGGCCAAAGATGATTAACAAGGAATTGTAATGGCAACAGAAGTACAACGCAGTAGAGGGCGCCCTACAAACTACAAGTTTGATCGTGGAGGTGTACCTGCGGAGTTTGGTCCATTCTATGGCATAGTGAAAAACACCACAGATTCAATAAGATCTGGACGCATACAAGTTTACATTGAAGCATTTTCCAATGGCGGCGAGAACGAACCTTCAAAATGGATCACAGTGAGTTACATGCCACAATTCTTTGGATCGACCCCTTATAACCCTGCGGCAACGGGTGTAGGAAAATACATTGACGGTAATTCCAACAGTTACGGCATGTGGTTTACTCCCCCAGATGTGGGTATCACAGTGCTTTGTGTTTTTGTAAATGGTGACCGCAGTCAAGGCTATTATATTGGCACTGCACCAGATCAAAGCATTGGCCACATGGTTCCTGCTGTTGGATCTGCCCCAGTTAGAACTCAGGTAATTGCAGAAAATGAAAATCAAGCAGCGTATTTTAAAGGAGCAGAACAATTACCAGTGGTCGAAATCAATACCAATAATCTTGCGTTTGAAGAAAACGCAAGATTTTTTGATGCTCCAAAGCCCATTCAAAGTATAGTGGCAGAAACCATGTTCCGGCAAGGCTTGATTAAAGATCCACAACGTGGTCCTATATCAAGTTCAAGCCAGAGAGAAAGTCCCAGTGCTGTGTTTGGTGTTAGCACACCTGGACCAGCGGTTTACAAAGGTGGCATGAAACTGGGTGAGATACAACGAAAAGTTGCAGCCGGACAATTAAAACCTCAAGACCTTAATGTTATTGGGCGTGTGGGTGGTCACAGCATTGTGATGGACGATGGCGACACTGATGGCAATACTAGACTGATAAGATTTAGAACCACAGCTGGACATCAAATCACAATGAGTGACAGTGGAGATTTTTTCTACATTACACATGCTAATGGTCTGGCTTGGTTTGAACTTGGTGCTCAAGGCACACTAGATGTGTATGCCACAAACAGCATAAACTTACGCACACGTGGAGATATTAATTTGCATGCTGATAGAGATATTAACATGTATGCAGGCGGTAGCATAAAAGCCAAAGCTGTGGAAAATATTACATTGCAAGCTGATGCAGACCTTACAGCTATTGCACAACAAAATTTAAAACTGTACAGCAAAAATTACATTGGCGTAAAAGCTGATGGCAGTTTGGCGTTACAAAGTGCCAACGGCAGTTGGGCAGGCGGCAGCGCATTGATATTTGAAGCCGGCGGCATTGATCTCAACGGACCTGCTGCCAGCACAGTATCTGCTCCTAATAACTTAACTGTGACCAAATTGGACGACACTACGTTTAGTAGTGCCACTGGGTGGAATGTTGAAACAGGCGGATTAGAAAGTATTGTAACTCGAGCACCCACACACGAGCCATATCCTTACCACAACAAGGGTGTGGACATTGAAATTCCGTTAGAAGCAGGGCAACCGCCACCTAACCCAGGTGCTGTACCTGTGCCAGCTGGATTTGAATTGGCAAGAAAAGCATGAGCATATTTAATTTTGAATTCAATGGTCAAAAGTTTGAAGTCAAGGCGCCTACTGGTGCTACTTTCGAACAGGCCAAGGCAGTGTTTGATCAACAAACAGCCAGTGGTGGCCTTACAGGATTCAGAGTTGGTGATGTATTAAGTCCTGCCACGCAAGCAGCCGGTGGCCTAGCAGCCGCACAAAGCCAACTCACACAAGGTCTAGCATCGTTAACCAGCCGATTGCCTGCTGGCACAAATCTAAACAGTCTCACAGCCAGCATAGGAACACTTGGCCAAGGTGCTGGTACACAAGTGGCCAGCGCACTACAAGGCGGCGCGGCTGCATTCAATTCATTGACTACTGGAGCAGGTGGCGGCACCGCTGCTATCAGTTCAGCATTGTCAGGAGCTGGCACTGGATTTTCTTTTCCGTCAGCACCGGCTATTACCGGTGCGTTAACTGGCGCCGCAGCTCGAGCAGGCAGTTTGGCCAGCACGGCAGTTAATACATTATCTGGACTGGTTAAATCAACACCAACTGAAGGAATTAATGCATCAGACTTTGCCAAACAAGGACCAGCACTGGCCGGACTTGGCAGCATGAGCTTGCCTGATGTAACAAGCACATTGGCCCAAGCTTCAAAGTTGGTGGGGCAAAATGCAGACACTATTAGCAACACAGCGGGTGCAGGAAAGTTTGGACTTGATGCCAGTCAACTTGAACGGTGGGGTCTTGTTAAACCAGGAACTGCTGCTACATTTTTAGCACAAGGTGGCAATGATCTTACTAGTGTGTTAAAAAGTCCCACAGTGTGGACTGGCAGAGATGGTGTGAAAAGTCTTGATGGGTTGCTGGGCAATGAAGGGCTTCAAAACAAAATTCAGCAAGGATTGATGACTTCGGGTGTGGCTGACTTAAAATCACTGGGAATTCCCACAGACAAATTAACACCACAAGCACTTAGCGGTCTGGCCACCAATGCTGCAAAGAGTGTGCCTGACACACTAAATTGGGCCAAAAATACTCCTGGGTTACCGGCTGACATCAAATCCAAATTTGATGCTGCCGCAGTTAATGGTGCGTTTGCTGTAAATTTGGCGCAAACTAAAATAGACCCGTCCATGCTTCAGGAGTATACACCTATAGCTGCTATTGATACTGTAAATACAGACACACTTGAAGCAGCCGCTAAACGCATTGTGGGTAATGCCAAAGTGCCTAGTATTTTGCCAGTAGCCATAGAATCTAGTGCTTATTCCAATACCAAAGATGAGGATTTAATTTACACTGGAAATGACGAGATAGTGTGGGATCGAGTCAATGCTGAAAGACTGCGTCGGGGACTGCCAAGTTTGACTGCAATAGGGTTTCCAAGGCCCGAAACTACCGCATAAATATTGTTATGACTACTTTTGTTGGCTTCAACACTCAAAATCAATACAAAAAATTCACACTAGTGGACTTTGAATTGATCAAGCGAGATCTGCTGAATGCATTTAACATTCGCCAAGGACAACTGCCCGGCCGTCCAGGATATGGCACAGTGCTATGGAATTATCTATTTGAAAATCAAGTTGATGCTGTTCAGCAAGGCATTATTAACGAAGTTCAAAGAGTTGCTGGCGGTGATCCTAGAATATTCATCAGTAACATCAATGTGTATCCTCAAGAGAATGGCATGCTAATCGAATTAGAACTACAAACAGTAGGCGGCGTAGATGCCGAAATATTAAATGTGTTCTTCAATCAAGTCAGCCGTTCAGCCAGCTACGTATAACTACGCCGTTTTTTATCTACATAAATAACAGATAAAGAACACAAGGCCCAGACGCAATGGCAAAAACCACTAGACAAACAGCGATATTTGGTGTAGAAGACTGGAAACAGATCTATCAAACCTATCGCGAAGCAGACTTCCAAAGCTATGACTTTGAAACTCTACGCAAGAGTTTTACTGATTACCTGCGTTTGTACTATCCAGAGACGTTCAATGACTACATTGAATCATCAGAATACATTGCACTATTAGATGTTATTGCGTTTATGGGCCAAGCCCTGGCTTTCCGTACAGATCTCAACACAAGAGAAAATTATTTAGACACAGCAGAACGCAGAGATTCTGTGACCAGACTGGCTAACTTGGTTAGCTATACTGCCAAACGTAACACAGCCGCACAGGGCTTGCTCAAAGCATTTTCAGTGACCACAACAGAAAATGTTGTGGATTACAACGGAGTTAATCTGGCCAACGTCACAGTGAACTGGGCAGATCCCACAAACTTTGACTGGTTGGAACAGTGGAATGCTATTGTGAATTCGTCCTTGGTCAGCAGTCAAAAGATTGGTCGTCCGTCCAGCCGTCAAACTATCTTGGGTGTAGATACCAGTGAATACGGTATAAATCTAGTGCCAGGCTTCCTGCCAGTTATTCCTTATACTGCTACTGTGGACGGCGTAAACATGCCGTTTGAAGCTACAACTTCAAGCACAGCCGGCCGAGATTACATCTATGAACCCAGTCCAAAGCCTAACACCACATTTAATGTGTTGTATCGCAATGATCAATTGGGGTATCAAAGTGCCAACAACGGATTCTTCTTTTTCTTCAAGCAAGGCACATTGCAGAATCAAGACTTTAACTTGGCTGAACGCATTGCCAATCGTACGGTGAATATCAACATTGATGGTGTTAATAACGAAGACCGTTGGTTATTTCAACTAGACAATGTAGGCAGTGTCAGCCGAGAGTGGACATACACTGAAAACATTTATTCATCGGCCGCAGAACAAACTGCAACACTAAGACCTATTTTTTCTGTGACCAGCAGAACCAATGACCAGATTACTATGGTGTTTGGTGATGGTGTATTCTCTGAGATTCCAGTGGGTATCTTCCGTGCGTATGTTCGTGCGTCAAACGGCTTGCAATACATTATTAATCCTGCTGAAATGCAGAATGTGGTGCTGCCAATCAGTTACATTGACCGGAATGGTAATCTGCAAACAATTACTTTTACTTGTGGTATCACACAACCTGTAAGCAATGCTCAAAGTCGTGAAAGCATTGATGCGATCAAACAACGTGCTCCAGCAAGATACTACACACAGAATCGCATGGTCAACGGTGAAGACTATAATCTGTTTCCGTTTACTCTTTACAATTCTATTATCAAATCAAAAGCAGTGAACCGTGCTTCAATTGGTACCAGTCGCTATCTTGATCTTGTGGACAACACAGGCAAGTATTCATCAACCAATACATTTTCTAGCGACGGCGGCATCTGGGAAAATAATATTCTTCCTACCACATTGTTTGCATGGACCAATCGCAATGAAATTGCTGACCTCATTACCAACACAATACAACCAACTATCATTGAAGCTACATTTATACAATTTTATTATGCAAACTTTCCAAGGATAACTGTAAACACTGGTGTCACCGCTCTAAGCACTTGGCACCAAAGCACAACATTGGCTAATGAAACCACAGGCTATTTTCAAAACGCAGTGGGTACACCAGTCATGGTTGGAACTTCAAGCAGCACTGCATTCAAATATGTTGCACAAAAAAGTTTGATCAAGTTTGTTCCTCCAGTTATCGATGGACAACCATATTATTTTGACGCTAACAATAGATTGAAACCTGGACTGCCAACAAGACCAGAAGACCATTTGGAAATTTGGGCTAGTCCGCTTGCAATAGTAGGAGATGGCAGCAATGATGGCATTGGTAATTTAACCAATGGTCAAGGTCCTGTAGCACTCAACAATTTTGTGCCTACTGGTGCTGTTGTAGATACTATTATTCCTGTATTTCTCACAGACTTGACTCCCGCTATAAGAGAACAAATAACACAACAAATTTTGTTGTATAGAAATTTTGGTCTTGGCTATGACAATGATGGCACTATTACAGGCACACCAGGAACTTGGTATGTTATTACCAGCACCAATTTGAACGCCGACGCAACATGGAGTCAAACGTATGCGGGCAACACATCGGGGCAAAATTTAGATGCTTCATGGATAATTCAGTTTGTAGCAGTAGACAACAAATACACAATCACATTCCGTGGGCTTGCATATTACTTTGGCTCGGTGCTACAAACAAGATTTTTCTTTTACGGTAACCAAAAAATCTATGACAGCCGCACAGGCACCACCATTAGAGACTTTATTAATGTGTTGGCAGTAAACACCAAACCAGACAGCTCGTCACCACTGCCTGGAGATATTTTCACTACTATCATTGGCCAACCTGTGGAGTCTGACGGCTATGTTGATGACTTCCAGGTGTTAATCAGCTACAGAGATTCAGACTCAGACGGGGTGCCAGACAATCCAGACTTCTTCAATGAGATTGTTGCACCTAATGTTAACCCTAATCTCAAATTGGTGTTCTTGCAACGAACTGTGGACTTTGATAATTTGCAAAGATATTTGTTAGCTGAACCAGGAGTGGTAAATTCAGACTATCCTACCTACGATAATATTGAATTGGTAAAATTTCAGTATTCTCCAGGGCAAGTTTTCTACGCCTATAGCGATGAATTATTTTTTACATTAACAGTTAATACCGCTGGAGTTAGAGTAATAACTCAAGCTGCTGAAGGTGATTGGATTGCCAGAACAGGACGCCAGGCCTTGTACTTCCAGTACCGTCATAACTCGCCACTGACCAATAGAATTGACCCAGGCACCACTAACATCATTGACTTGTATGTAGTCACACAAGCATACTACACTGCCTATCAAAATTGGATCACAGATACCACTGGGACAGTGACAGAACCCAACATGCCCACAATTGATGAACTTGGCACTGAGTATCAAGGACTAAACGAATACAAGATGCTGAGTGACAACATTATTTTGAATTCTGTAGTGTTCAAACCTTTGTTTGGTCCAAAAGCAGCCAAGACATTGCAGGCCACAATCAAAGTTATCCGTGCTCAGAATTCCACAGCCAGCACCAGTGAAATACAAAGTTCTGTGTTGGCTGCAATGAATGAGTACTTTAGCATTGACAAATGGAATTTTGGTGACACATTCTATTTTTCAGAACTGGCAGCATATCTGCACAGATATCTTGGAACCATAATCAGTTCAGTGGTGCTAGTACCACTAGACACACAAAAATACTTTGGCGACATGTACGAAGTAAGAGCAGAACCCAGTGAAATATTTGTCAATGGCGCTACTATTGACAATATTATTGTTATTGATGCATTGACCAGTACCAACTTGCGTACTGCACCTGGTAGCGGAGTAATTTAATGGCACGAGTACGCAGCGTAGATTTTCTTCCTGAAATTTTTCAGACCGATGCCAACAAGCAGTTCTTGGCAGCTACTCTTGATCAGTTGATTCAAGAGCCAAAATTTAAAAAGACTCAAGGCTACATTGGCCGCACAGTAGGTCCTGGTGTAAACCCCAATGACAAATATGTGATTGAGCCTGACAAAACTCGCGCTGACTATCAGCTTGAGCCAGGTGTAATCAGTGTAGACCCTACAGATAACAGCAAGATTGTTGATGCTATTACCTATCCTGGTATAACTGATTCTTTGGTATATCAAGGCAGTCCGTCAACACAACCCAGCCGATTATACACCAGTGACTATTACAGTCTTGATCCGTTTATCAACTTTGATACATTTGTAAACTTTAGCCAATACTATTGGGTTCCAGACGGTCCCGATGTGGTCACTGTGCAATCACCAGGTGTGGCGCTGAGTCAAAATTTCTCTGTGAATAGAGAAAACGGAGTTTACACTTTTTCAGGTGTGACTGGAAATAATCCCACAATAAATTTAGTACGTGGTGGTAACTACACATTCCAAGTAGCACAAAACAACAAAGAAACTGTTAACTACAAAGTCACACGTACCAATGTTAGCAGTTTCAACATTGACAACGAACCCAACGCACCTATTGTTTTAACTCGGGGCAACACATACACATTTAACTTGTTTGTGCAAGGTGATTTTCCGTTCTGGATCAAAACTGCTGCCACTACAGGCACAGGCGATGCCTACAACACAGGCGTGACACGCAATGGATCAACAGTTGGTACTGTGACATTTGTTGTGCCGCAAGATGCACCTGACACACTGTATTATTCTTGTCAAACTCAAAGTCTCATGCGTGGAACCATCAGCATCATTGATGCTGAACCTGGTGACGGTCCAGGATTTTGGATTCAAACTGCGCCAGGAGTCAACGGATTAGATCCCATAACTCCAAACATAACTTCTAGATCCATTTACGGTGTTACTGACAACGGCATTGATCTTGGCACAATCAATTTTAATGTGCCACAAAAAACAGCACAAGATTTTTTCTACTATCTTACCAGCATTGGTGCAGTTGATCTTGTTACTGATTTGTTTTTTGAAAATATTGATGGTGCCAGACTAGATCAATTCATAGCCACCTATGGCGGCATTGATGGAATCACTGACCTCAACACACGAACTTTGGTATTTGCTAATAGTGCAGGCGATCCTGCTACTAATTATTACAGCGTATGGCGCATTAGTTATGTTACAGTTGGCGCCTACACCTATCTATCGCTAGGCAGTATTCTAAACATAGACAATTTAGAAAAATGGACCATACGATACGGTACTGAATATTCCAGCACACAATGGTATAAAAATCAAGCAGGGTATATTGTTGAAATGCCAGTGCTTACAGCCAAGCTGGACACTTTGTATTACCAAGATGGCACTGATCCAGAAATATTTGGGATAATCAGACTGATTGAACAAGACAACAGCGGCACAATTTATATTGAAGATATTTTAGGCAAAACCAATTATACCAGTCCAGATGGAATTACATTTACTAACGGACTAAAAGTTCAATTTTTAGGCAGTGTATCACCTTCTAGTTATGCTACTGGGTCAAATGCATTTATTTGCACAAACACCGCAGCGGGTATTAATCTTATTACCACTGAGTCTACACTAGGAATGGCAGTAGGCCAAGAGATTATTTTTTCTAGCACAGCATTTGGTGGAGTTAGCACTGGTGTTACTTACTACGTGCAAACAGTGTTTAGTAGCAGCCAGTTCAAAGTGAGTGCAACTAAAAACGGTCCAGCAGTAACATTGACTTCTGCCAATGGCAGTATGGTTGCTACTACCAGCCAGAATCCACAATACTATGTGAGTGGAGTGGGCACAGCAATTGAACTATTGCCTGTGACAAATTACATTACTCCTGAAGAGTATGCGGCTGCTGATGATATTGATTATCTCACAATCAATAGAGATAGCCCAGATCTAAATGCGTGGAGTCGTAGTAATCGTTGGTTTCATATTGATGTGCTTAACGCCACTGGTGCGTACAACGACACCCCGGTTGTGATAGACAATGACAAAAAAGGCAAGCGGCCAATCATACAGTTCCGCGGCGGTATTAGATTGTACAACATGGGTACAGATGCCAAGCAACCAGTGAATGTGATTGACTTTACTGAAACTGATGCTTTTAGTAATATTGAAGGCAGCACTGGATATTCAGTAAACGATTATACATTTGTCAATGGCAGTCGTGTGATTTTTGCAGCTGACGAAGATCCAAATGTGCGCAGCAAAATTTATGTTGTAAATTTTGTCACTCCAGATACTGTGACACCACTAATTGATCAACCAATTATAAATTTAGTAGAAGCAACAGACGGAGAAATATCAGTCGATCAAACTACCACATGTATCAGTGGATCACAGGTTGGTATTACCTATTGGTATGATGGTGTGGAGTGGTTAGAGGCGCAACAAAAAACTTCAGTGCAACAAGCACCACTGTTTGATATATTTGATGCCGATGGCATAAGTTTGGCCAATACAGTTACATATCCTAGTTCAACATTCACAGGCACAAAGTTGTTTAGTTATGCTACTGGATCAGGCATCACAGATCCAATATTACAACTCACACTCAAATATCTTTCATTGACCAACGTTGGTGATATTGTGTTTGATAACAATTTGTATTCAGACTCATTTGTGTATGTGCGTGATAATGTCAGCACCACAGCGCCAATCAGTTCTGGATTTGTCTATGAATATGCATCAAGAACTGTGTATGATAGACTGATTGGCTGGCAAACTGCTGCGGTTCCAACGCTAATGCGCCAGCAGTTTAAATTTGTCTACAATTTACAACCATTGCAATTGGATGTAGCAGTTCAAACAAACGTTGTGACCACAGTACCTAGTGTAAAAGTGTTTGTGGGATCAATATTTCAGGATCCAGGCACATACACAATAAGCACTACTACCAATACCACAACTATCACATTTAGTACTGTGCATGTGGTAGGAGATGTGATTGAAGTCGAAGTGCTCAGTGATCAGATCAGTCAGGTGGCTTTTTATCAGGTTCCATTGAATCTCAATAACAATCCATTGAATGCCAACAGCCCGAGTTTTACATTGGGCACCTTGCGCACTCACTATAACAGTATCTGTCAAAATTTAACCACATTTAGTGGCTCAATCAATGGTGCCAATAACACTAGAGATCTTGGCAATATTATACCTTATGGTCAAATAATTTTACAACAAAGCGCACCACTCACACTGGCTGGATATTTTATGAGATCTCAGCAGTACAATATTTTTGGTGCGCTAGAATACAACAGCAGAGAATATCAAAAGTACAAAAATCAACTGTTAGAAGCAGTGACCAGACAGACCATACAGTATGAAACTGCGGCGCAAGTGCTTGATACTGTGATTGCTGAAATTACGTTGGGTCGCACCTCAAGCAATCCATTCTACTGGAGCGACATGCTGCCAGCCAGCGCAGTGTTTACAACTACAACTTACGCAGTTAGTTACATCACTACGCAGGTGTTTGACACTGTGCAGTCGTACAATTACACATCTGCCAATTACCTTGGTATGAATGTGTATGTGAATGACGAAATTTTAACTAGAGATTTAGAATATACCGTAGCCACAGATGGTCCACGAATTGAGATTCTAATTACTTTAGCCGTTGGAGATGTTGTTACGGTTCAAGAATACAGCACCACTTATGGTACCTATGTTCCTAACACTCCTAGCAAAATGGGACTGTATCCTGCCTGGCGACCAGCTGTTATTCCAGTCAAAACCAGTGCAGGCGAACAACTGGTTATACTAGGTCACGACGGTAGTCAAACTCCTATCTTTGGCGACATCCGTGACGAAGTATTGTTGGAATTTGAAACTAGAATTTATAACAACATCAAACTAGATGGCAATCCTGTACCTCTTGATGTTGCAGATGTAATACCTGGACAGTTTAGGGATACTGGGTACAGCTATAGTGAAATCAACACCATACTAGAAACAAACTTGTTGACCTATGTGGGTTGGAACAAGCTAGATTACACTACACAAAATTACAATGCTGGTAATCCGTTTACCTACAATTACAGTTCTTCGACCAACAAACTCAACGGCGATACATTGTTAGGCGCCTGGCGCGGTATCAATCGTTTTTTCTACGATACTCAGCAGCCTGAATTGACTCCTTGGGAAATGCTTGGTTTTACTGTTCAACCAGACTGGTGGGAAATCACTTATGGTCCTGCACCGTACACATCTGACAACATGAACTTGTGGGACGACCTGGAACTGGGCCTTGTGAGAGATCCAGTAGGAGCTTACACCCTACCCGCTTATGCTAGACCCGGATTGACTTCTGTTCTACCAACTGGCACAGCCGGTGAGTTGTTAGCACCATTGGAGTCAGTGGTAGCTGGCTACAACACACAGTCATTCCAAAAGAGTTGGGCTCCTGGAGATGGCGGCCCTGTTGAAGCATCATGGTGGAACTCAAGTGATTATCCATTTGCAGCCATGCGACTGCTGGCGCTCACTCGTCCAGCAAAATTCTTTGCACTATTTGCTGATAGAGACTTATACAAATACAGCACAGAATTTGATCAATATCTCTACAATGAACGATACAGATTAGATGCCAATGGAGTGCAAGTATATGGCGATGGCACCAGCAAAGCCAGTTACATCAACTGGATTGTGGATTACAATCGCATCACAGGCACCGACAGCACTGTGGCATTAGAAAAAGACCTACAAAATTTAGATGTTCGACTGTGTTACAGAATGGCGTCATTCTCAGACAAACAGTATTTGAAATTGTACACTGAAAAGTCCAGTCCAAAATCAACCAATGACAGTTTGCAAATTCCTCCAGAAAGTTATCAACTGCTGGTGTATAAAAATCAACCATTTGACAGATTGATCTACAGTTCAGTCGTGATTCAAGTTGTAGATGGCGGCTGGGCAGTTTTTGGCTACAGCACTGCAAGACCATTTTTTAACACATTGACCAGTATCCCAGTTGGGCAATTCCAAACATACAGTGTGGCCAGTAAAACTATCAAAGCACCTGCCAATTACACAACCAACATCACTCAAATTCCTTACGGATTTGTGTTTACAACTGAATCAGCTGTGGCCAATTTCTTGTTGAGTTATGGAAAGTTTTTAGAATCACAAGGATTTGAATTTACCAATCAAATCAATGGCTATTTGATGACTTGGTCACAAATGGTATACGAATATATGTATTGGAGTCAACAAGGTTGGGGCACCGGCAGTTTGATCAACTTGAATCCATTGGCCACAGGACTTTCAGTTTTTAAAGAACAAGCAGTGGTAGATACTATTACATCACAAACTGCAGAACATGTTATCTTGGATCAGAATCGTAAAGATTTTCCTGTGCGCGATCTTAACATTGTGCGAGTTGACAATAACTTTACCATTCAGCCATTGAACAATCAAAGCCTGAGTTTTATTGACATGCGTTACACCAGCTTTGAAAGCATGATTGTGCTGGATAACGCCAGTTTGTTTGGAGATTTAATTTTTGAACCCGTAACAGGTGCTAGACAAAGCAGACTGTATCTATCTGGCACCACTACTACAGAATGGGATGGTAGTGTAAACGCCCAAGGATTTATTCTAAATCAAAATAACATTCCTGCATGGACTGGATTAAAAACTTATGCCAAAGGTGAAATAGTAACATACAAGGGCGCATACTGGAGTGCAGCCACAATTGTTCAACCCAGCGCCAAGTTCAATTACAATGATTGGAATCAAAGTGATTACACATTTATTGAACAGGGATTGTTGGCCAACCTTGCAAACAAAGCTGACCAACTCAGCAACAGCTATGACATCAACTCGGCTAACTTAATTGCTGACAATGACTTGTTGAGTTATGGATTGATTGGTTTTAGACCAAGACAATACATGGCAGCACTGAACCTTGATGACGTCAGTCAACTTAACATCTACAGAGAATTCCTTGGAACCAAAGGAACTAAAAATAGCACTGACTTGTTTGGTCAAGCCAAATTTAATAAAGAAGTTGCTGATTACAAAGTTTACGAAAACTGGGCAATACAACGCGGAGTGTACGGTGCCAATGCCAACCGCAGTTTCTTTGACTTACGTTTGAATCGTGCATTGTTATCCAGCAATCCTAGCTTGGTGCAAGTTGTGGTGCCAAACGAAGCAAGCACCGCTGATCAACAAATTTTTCTTAGCGATGTATGGAAAAACAGTTTTCCGTTGACCACTACTGCATTGTTGCCAACCACTACCACATTGCCAACAGATATAGCTTTGCCTAATGCTGGTTATGTCAACATCGATGACGCTGATATCACAGTGTTTGACTTAGATGATCCTACAAATCTCAATGCCAATATAGATTCTATCATAGTTGGCACAAGCATTTGGGTGGCTAAAGTAAACAGCTATGATTGGAACATTTATCGTGCTGAATCTGTGCCAGGCACTATTCAGCACGTTTGCGATAATTTGAACGGAACCAGCAGAGTTATATTCAGTGGACAACATGGATTGAGCACTGGCGATCGACTGATCATAAGATTTTTTGACACCGAAGTCAATGGTGTTTACACAGTGTTGAGTGTTCCAAATTTAACCACAGTAAACATTGCATTAGATCTTGCAGGTGATCGCACAGTGGTCAACGGCACAGGCATTGGATTTACACTAAAAACCATGCGTGTGGATCAGGCCAGTGATATATTAGATTTACCTTATGCTCAGCAAATTTTACCTGGGGCAAAAGTTTGGGTAGATGATAACGGGCAAGGCTTGTGGGAAGTATTAGAAAAACAAAATCCATTCACTGATCGAACAGTACTGGCTCCTGTATTATTAGATGCCACAGAACAATACGGAGCATCTGTAGCACAAGCCACAAATCGAGCAGCATTGTTTGTTGGTAGTCCACGTTATGGATTTGGGACAGGTACTGCGACAGGCGGCATCTATCTGTATGTTAAAAATTACAGCGATCAGTACGTGCCAATCAGTCCTATTAGCAATCAAGACACTGTGCTCACATTAAACACCACAGGGCTACGTGGATATGGCAATGCAGTAGATGCTGGCAATCAAACATGGGCCATAGGCGGCGCAAGTGCCAGTTTAGGTCCAGCTCCGGCTGGATCACCAGCCAACAACGGATACGCTGTGGTGTTGTGGCGCGATCCTGCTGCTGGTATAGTTAACAGCAGTCCTTGGATACAATCACAGTTGTTGACCTTACCAGGCACAACTACTACCACAACACCGGGTGCTGGAGAATTTGGCTACAGCGTGGCCATGAGTCTTGACGAACGGTGGTTGTATGTGGGTGCTCCTGGGTTAAACACAGTGTATGCATATGGCCAAGTACAATGGCAAAATCAATTTTTGCAATACAAAGCCAATGGAACCAGCAATACTGCTGACATCAGCAATAACATACAAATTAACAATGCCAACCAGATTGTTGTAACCAAAAACAATGCAGTGCTGGTACTCTCAACAGATTACACAGTTGATGCTGGATTTACCACAGTAACATTTACATCAACTCCGGCAGCCGATGACATTATCAATATTTCGCGACTGTATTTCAAAGCATTTACCGCCAGTGGTGCCACATATTCGTTGTTGCCATACTTGTTTACAGTAACTGACATTTACTCATTCTCGGTCACAGTTGATGGAGTATTACAACGTCCAAATATTGACTACACTTACTCTGCTGGTACTTTGACATTTTATAATGTTCCCAGTGGTGGCGCAGCTATTGGAGTAACATCTCAATACTATTATGAGCTTGCTGGAACACTTACCCCAACTGTGGCAGTTGCTGCTGGTGCAAGATTTGGTGTCAGCGTTCAGTGCAGTACTGATGGTCGACAAGTTATAATTGGATGCTCTAGTGCCACAGTTGATGGCTTGCTTGAAGCAGGTTCAGTATATGTGTTTGATAGAAACGTACAAAAATTCATTCGCCAAGATGACAGTTCTAACACTTACACTGTGTTAGGAACAGTGTCAGCTCCGGTTAGTGTGTTAGTCAACAATGCATTCTTAACCAATCAAACAGACAGTATTGTTGGCGCCGACGACACATTCTCGGTGTCGGGCAATAACATTACCATTAACAAAGATTTGTTTGTGGGAGATGTAATTGAAATTGAAATCAATCAGTTTGTTCAACAGCAATTGATCACAGAAAATGTTGTGGCTGAATACAC